GACTTTTTACCTTTTTTATTTTCTTTTTGTCCACTTATGCCTATACCGTAAGGTGGGTCAACTATTGCTAAGTCAAAGTGATTATCTTGATACCTAGCCATTAGCTCCATATTACATTCGTTTGTTATATTCATTCGTATTCGTTCGGTAACATTAATCTTATACCTAAGTCAGTTAAAGCCCACACTCTTATTTGCTCTGTGTATTGCTCAAAGGCTTTAGTGTTTAAAGCTGTTGTACTTCCTATTTTATTTATTGCTATTTGATTATCGTTATAACTTATCATTTCGTATTCAGATAAGAATTTAGCTCTTAAAGCATCATGCATTTCATTAGGAAAATATCCTAGTTCTTCTGCTAATCCCTGTACGATACATTTCCAATAGTAACTGTTCTGCATATTGCTTCTTGTGTTTCTTTGTTTCTTTACACTTACTATGTAGTCGTTCTCTAATTCTTTTAGGTAAGTAAACAGGCTTTGCTTATCTCTATTGTCTTTTATTACAAACTTCATTTAGTAGTCTTCATTTACTCCTCTTGTTCCTATTAGTTTTTCTTTTGCTCCTGCCCATAGCTTATCCCTTTGTTTACTTAAACTAGGTTCTGTTCTTTTTAAGTTAGGCATTCCGTCAGTTGGTTTGCTATCCATATATTTACCGCAACTACATTGAGCTTCCTTAGTTACCCACTTTTTATCTCTTAAGACTATTGTAGCTTTACCAACTTCTTTTTCTTCTTTACCACATTCGCAACTATATAGTGTCATCTTATTCTATTATTTTTAAATCCCTTCCTTCATTCTTAGCAATTCGGATTATTGTTTTAAAAAGTTTCTTTCGTTCTAAGTTAGTTTCACACCATATAAATTGAGTGTCTTTCATACCATCTAAAGTTAATTGCAAACCAAATCTAGTGCCTTTATTTTCTCCTTCTTTATATCCATATTTTTTGACTACTCCTTTCCAAGTAACTAATTCAATTGTTTCTTTCATTATTTCTTATTTGCTTAATCTGTCTAGTTCAAAGTGCAAATGATTAATTGCTTTTTGTATATCTTGTTTAGCAGGATTGTCAGGCTTATTTCCTGCACGTAAAAGATAAGTAATTGCAGTTCCTAAGTTGTAGCTATCAGGCTGAAAGTCTTCTACTACTTTTCTTGCTGAGTAACCGTACTTCTTACCTGAGTAGTAACTTGGCTCAGGATTAGCTTTATAATCTAATTCAATTGGTGGCATATTTTCTAGGTTTTTAATTAGTTTCTTGTTCTGTTTCATTTTCTAATAATTTTAATAATTGATGTGGTGTGTATATTCTGCTATCACCTGAATAATTTTCAAATATACAAGTAAAGTTATCGTTCTGCCAAGTCCAAAGACTTTTAACATTCTTTTTAATGTGGCTTTTTAATATCCACTTAATTGATTTGTAAGTTCTTTTCATGTCTATTGTTTTAGTTATGAATACGCTAAGGGGTGGAAAAAAAATAAGAAAATAACCGCTTTGTTATTTAAGTTAAGTTTAACCCTTAGCATATTCTTTATATAGTTTTTTTATTCCATCAAAGCAAGCTGATATACAAGAACCGCAATTAGTTCTGACATTGTAGTTAGTATTGTATATTGTATTATATGTTTCTATCATCCTCTTTTTTGCTGCCTGGTCTTTTGCTCTACCTGTTTTTAAGTCTTTCCACATATCTAAAATTTCATCTACTATTTCTTGAGGTAAAGTTTCAGGAGCTTCTATCTCAGTTGTCTTTTGCCATTTCTTCTGACTACATTCCATTGGAGCAAGTCTTGCCTTTATCTTCATAAAACAACCGCAGTCTTTACAAGTTCCTGTAGGTTTAAAATAATAAACACAAGACTTACAAATAGTAATCCTATCTTCATACACTTCATTAGGCACAAAAAACTTATTCATTTTTATTATTTGTAAATATACTTTTTACTCTAAATATTGCATAACTAAATATAGGAACTCCTGCTATTATAGTCCATAAATTCGGATGAGGCTCACCACATAAACCTAAAAAATGTCTTAACCAATCAATCATTTAATTCTTTTTTAAGTATTTCTCTAACTTTATCTATTGTAGTGAATAAACTGTTTCTGCTTATTCCTGTTTTCTTTGCTAGACTGTCTAAAGTTTCCCCAGAATAATAAAGCTCAAATATCTTTTTATCGTACCAAGTTTGCTTATCTAATACTTTGTCAATTTCTTCTAGCTTTTCCCATTTGTAATTATCTTCTTTTTCTTCAGGCAAGTTATATATACTTTTATGAAAATTGTTTTGACTTGAGCTTACCATATATACCCCTACTAAATTAGTGTAGTATTTTTTATACTTATAATAAAAAGGACTTCTTACACTTGATAAACTTCTTTTTAAGACTACTGCTCCGTAACCTTTAATACCTTTAATACCATCTTTTTCATAAATGTTTTTTAATGTATCAGGGTTCATTTGTAAGAAGTAAATCATAAGTTCCTGAACAGCGTCATTAATTGCTTCTTGATCTTGCGTAATACCGTAACACATCTTTCTAAAGAAAGTACTTAGCTTAGATATTTCTGCGTATATCTCAGTCATTTACTTGTTCTAAAGCGTCAATTTTATCTACTACATCAAAAACAATTTCACTTAAAATAGTTTTGTATGCTCTGATAGTAGTAGCGTTTCTTTTAGTTTCAAGACCAGCAAAGTAACCATTTGTTGCTACTGATAAGTTTATAGGGATAATCATTATCCAATCATAGAAGTTGTTTTCTCTTACTCCTTTACCGTAGTTGTTGTGATATTCTAAGACAGTATCTAATACGTCTAAAAAATTATTGTATTTAGATTTTGTACTTACATCTTTTACAAACTCAGTACACATAGTTATATATGTTTCAATTATTTGCTTGTGTTCTTCACTTGAGTAAATCGGTTCTATCATACGCCAAAGATAAAAAAAAGTTTACTCAATTCCTTTTTCTTTTTTTAACTTATCAACAAGCGATTTGTAATAACTTATCTTTTCTTTATATTCAACACGGCTTATCTTTACAGTTGTCCTAGCTAAGTATAGTAGTTCTTCAGCTTTTCCTTCTCCATACTTTCCATCTAATCCTAAAGCAAATTTATACTGTTCGCCCCAAGCATAAACATTACACTTGACACATTGTACTTGGCAATTCTCTTCATCAAATCTTGTAGCTAAATGTTTCCTAGACTGAAAGTGTCCGTTCTGCATTCCGTCTTTATAGTGCCTTACTATTCCGCAAGTAAAGCATTGGCACATTCCGTATTCATTTGCTTCTCTTAGTCTTATGTAAATACTAAACCACTTGTCAAGTTCTTTTTTTAGTTTGCTTATGGTTTTTAATCCCATAAAATTTCTTGTATAAATTCTTTTGGTGGTGCTGTATAGATATACTTAGCTATTCTTGTATTCCTTCCAAATCTTGTTTTTTTAGTCAAAGGCATACTGTCTATATTATAGCCTTCTTTTCTATGTTTAAATATAATAGCTGAAAGTCTAGTAGCTCCATATTCTTTTATAGCTTGATAGCTTGTAATACTTCCATAAGTTTTTAAGTGCCAGAGAACTGCATCTGATTGGCACTTTACTTCTCCTGATTTAATTTTAATTGTTTTCATAGTCTACAAATTTAGTACAGAAAATTGCTTCTAAAATACAAAGTAGAATTATTATTCCCCATACAATTGTTAATATCTTCATTTTAAAAAATTTGTGTTTGTATTAATGGTTTGTAATTACAATCATATCTTTTGTTTTCTCCTTTTGGGTATTTTAAACTTTTATATTTTAATTCAGATAAAATTTTTCTTTTATCTTTTTTATTTGCTGATATAAAAACATATCTATTTTTTGGCAATATCTCTACTTTTTTTAATTCTAGCTTTTTAATTATTTCTTTAACATCTGCAACCCATTCAAATTTCAACATAACATCATCAAAAGTATCATCTAAATTTAGTAAATCTTTTAACTTAACCCAATCATCTACTTTAACAAAACTAAATCCTACATCAGTTCTAAACCAATGAGCAGCAGTATCTTTATATCCAAATATTTTATCTAATTTTTTAGCAGTCCATTCTCCTTTATAATTTCTTAGATAATTAGCTATTTCAATTTTATCTATATCATCTTCGTTTAATCTTCTTTTAATTAATGAAACATTTAACCTATTGTTTTTTTGATAGTGTCCTAAATTTCTAAAATGAAACTCCTTGCCATCTTTGTCTATGTACATACTATCATTAGAAGATTTTCCTGTATATATAAAGTTTGTTGCTTGGTATATATACCCATTATGAAACATATTATTGTCAGAAAATGAAACTATAATCTTGGGCTTTGGCAATTTACTAATACTATTGCTTACAAAATAGCTTAATGAATTTTTATCTAACCCCTCATTTACAACTAATCTGTTTAACTCTAAAACTATGCTTTTATATTTTTCCCCACAAATAGATGAAGCAAGAGTTGAGCTAGGTGGCATACCAAAAGTCAATACACCTACTAAAATAGTATCTTTAAACAATCCAAAAGAATAAGATATACTAGGAACTCTTTTAGCATAGTGTTTATATAATAACCATTCTTTGCAAAGTTCTTTTTTTATAGAAACAACTTTATATGTATCTTTTATATTCACTTTAATATCTTCATTTTAATTTTCTTATTAGCCACATTACAACAGCTGTTATTAATACCCAACCTATCATCTTAATAGTTTTACAGGTTCTTGATAAAATAAAACTTTTTCTTTTGGCTTTCCTAAAGTGTGAACTTCATAGTATGCACTATCAACTACTTTTTTGTGAGCATAAACCCACTTGTAGAATGTTCTAATATTTAAAAAAGGTTCATCCTTTCCAAATCTAACGCCCTGTCTAAATGCGTCCTGAACTTGGTTAAAAGTCATATTTCCAAAACGGTTTTCTTGTATTAAGTCTGAAGCAAATATCTTACTAAGACTAGCCATAGATTTACCTTCCGTTTTGTGTCCTATCTCTATAGAAGTTTTTGCTATCAGCTCATAAACTTTTTCAGTAAGTTCTTGTATGTTTTCTTGTTTTAATGGTTTCATAAATATTCTTTTCCTTTTAAGTATTCATTTAATTGCATATCTATTTTAGACATTGTTTTAGGTTTCTTTTCTTCTCTGCGTTCCCATGTTCTTACGCAAGCCTTCCAATCTTTCATTTTGTTTTTACCAATCATAAAATTTTTGCTTTCGTAAAAATCAATAAAGGCATCTGCACAAACTTTATTTTTCCTTTCATTACAATATTGATGTACTTCTTCAACAGTTGGTTTTTTAAAAAACGCCTTTTTATTACTATCTGTAAGATTAGTATTAGTTATATTTATATTAGTATTATCTGTTAACTTTTCTTTACTAGGTATGTTAACCAAAGTTATTAAGCGACATTCTATTTGTTTACTATATGGTTTATAAATGTTTACCCTATTAATATAATTATTATCTTCCAAGTTCTTTAGCCACTTTTGTATTGATACTCTGCTAACTTCATAAAGTCTGCAAAAGTATTCTGTTGAAGCTGTGCATTTACCATTCATATTGCAAAGAGCAGTAATCTCTGCATAAAGTAATTTAGCGTTAGGTGTTAGCTTTTTGCTGTATCTTACTTGAGCAGGAATTATTGCATAGTAACTAGGCTTTTCATTCATATTACTTCTATTACGTGTTGATAATTTTGAAGGGCTAACTTACATAATTCTAATTGATTGTAAAAGTCTTTGTAAGAAACTTTAACATCTTTACCAAATTTACCTGATACAATACGTATAGTTGTTTGATGTTTTAAGCTGTCATGTATTCCGTTTTTTCTCAAGTGTTCCTGTAAGTTGTACAAGTCAATGAAAGTTAATTTAGCGTCTTTAATTTCAGCGTAAGCGTTATAAACTTTATTAAAGGTATCACGGTACAAAGGAAAAGAAGCATAATTAGCTGAATGACATCTTTCGTAATGGTTTACACTTGTTCTATCTCTATCCAATACCTTAGCAATTACACCTCTATGTGTTTCGTCTTCTAGTCTTGAAATCATAGCCGCAACCATTCTAGGCACTTGATATTCTGTTTTTCTAGTTTTTAAAGCTAGAGAGCCTTTAGGCAACCCTACTAAACTTGTAGTAAGGTCGCAAAGGTTTTTAAAGTTATCTTCTGTATTCATCTTAAAAAGGCATGTCTTCTTCTCCATTCTCTATTTTTTCTGAAGATTTATTACTCTGATTAGTGAAAAAGTAGCCGTCTATATTGTGATAGTATCTACCGTTGTATTCTCTTGAATAAACATTACAAAGAACTGAAACTTCCATTCCTACTTCTAGCTTTTGCATTTGTTTTAATTTATCACCAAAGGCACTTATACATACTTCATTATTAAAGTCATTACCTGTATCGATTACTATTGATTGCTTTTTCCATTCTTTACCTGCTTTAGATACTCCTGTTTCTAATTCAAGTTTTCTTAATACTGTTCCTGTTACTTCCATTTTTATTTATTTATTTAGTTATTATTCTTTTTAAAATCTTCTGCTTCATCTTCTCCAAATACTCCAAGCTCATAAAAACCTGTTAGCTTTAGTACAGCTCTTGACATTGCTCTTTTCTCAGCCATTTCCATAGTGTACCAAGTGTTAGTATTTCCGTCTTTAAATCCTTTTCCTTTTAAAGCTGAGCCAAAAGTTTGTATTGCCTTACCTTCTTTTCTTGCATTGGCTTTTACTACGCAAAAATCTTTTTCACATTTAATTACATCATAGTCTATTACGATATTTTCTAAAGCTTGTATCTTATCAATACCGCTTCTTGTCAAGATGATGTAGTGCTGATGTTTAAAGACGTCATCTTTGGTTAGTTTGTACTTAATGTACTTTTCTTTTAGTGCTTCTGTTTTCATATATTCTACCTATGTTAAATGGCTAGGATTTTTGCCTGTTAATAATTTCGTTAAAAATACTAAACTATATTAATTATAGTCGGTAAGCTGTCGTTATTTTTATAGTGTTCTTTATATATTGG